TGGCCGAGCTTATTCCGATACGAATCAAACGGTAGTTGAAACGAAATTAAATAGTATAAAAATTATGGCAGTAGAAGGATATGTTCATGGTAGTGACATGCTTGTCGGATTAATGATGGAAGACGCTTTTTCCCCGTTGGGTCACTCAAAGACCTGTACAATCAGTAATAAGGCGGAAACCAAGGAGCGTGCCGTAAAGCCGACTTTGGCAGATAAGGTAGCGGCAGCTAGCGCCGGCAAATGGAAAGAAAAATCGGTGAGCGGCCTGTCGGTCGAAATCAGTTCCGAGGGTTTTAAATTCTATGGAGATGAAATGGGATATGACAAACTCCTGGAGCTTTGGGAAAAGAGTGAACCTGTGACGGTACGCTATGCGTTGCGCGGTGAAGAAACGACGAAATACCGTGAAGGGAAGTTTCTCATTACAAGCCTGGAAGAGACATCTCCTTCGGATGATGACTCCACCTATACCATCTCATTGGAAAACTCCGGCCCGGTAGCGACCAAGACTGTTGCTCCGCAAGAATAATGTATCACCCTTAATATTTGTGCCATACAATGAATAAAGTAATCATTTGTGCAAAAGAATATCCTTCCCGCGTTACGATGGGGGCAATGATCGACTTCAAACGTGAAACCGGTAAGGATGTAAACGAGATCGGTGCTGATATAGAGCAGTTGACCATGTTCATGTATTGTTGTGTGCGTAGTGCCTGCCGTGCCGATAAGATGGATTTCCAGTTGACCTTTGAACAATTTGCCGATGGCATCAACCTGGAAGACTTCACTGCTTTTCAGAACGGGATGGCAACTGAAGAAGACGGGGCAAAAAAAAAGAAGGGGACGAGAGCGTAACAATCGAATCTCTGATGGGGATGGCGATGGGATGTGTCGGTATGTGTCTGAACGATTTCTGCCGTCTCACTCCATCAGAGTTTACAGCTGTCTTTGAGGCTTGGCAGCAAAAAGAAACGTATGCGGAACGCAGACAGTGGGAACAAGTACGCTTCCTGTCTTGTAGCATATTGAAGCCTTACAGTAAAAGAAGTTTAGAATTGACTGACATATGCCGGTTCTCCTGGGATGCGCAACCTGTAAAGGAAGCGGAGGAAGAACCCAGTACACAGGAAAGATTCGATGAAATCAGGACTCTGTGGAATGGGGCTTGAGGTTTGGCTTTTCCTCTTCCAGTTCGTGGATGAGTTCATCAATATCCTTCCCAGTAATAGTGGAGTCGTCTTTTTTGAAGAGTCCATAGAGACCGATAATGATGAATAATACTATAAAGAAACCTCCAATAGTCATAACTGTTTGATTTTTACCTCACAAATATATGGAAAAAGTTTCATTTGACATCATACTTAACCTGAAAAATAATATTTCGGGAGCGTTGGATAACGTCAGGAAGCAATTTGACGCCATAGACCAGGCGGCGGTTCAGGCATCTTCCAGTACCAACCGCTTTGGAAATATTTGCGGCAGATTGAAGATGCCCGACTTGAATGCATTTCTGGGAGTCGCTGAACGGTTGGGCGGTGTGCTGGGTAATTTGTCTCAGGGAGGAATGAACTTTGGACAATCCATGGCGGACCTTAGTTCTATTACCGGTATTGCGGGTGACGATCTGAAAGCTCTTGGTGAGAATGCACGTAAGGTAGGCCAGGACTCCGGCTTGGGGGCCGGCACGGCAGCACGCGCGTATGCAATTCTTGCCAGCCAGATAGATGTCGCCACTATCGGAATGTCCGGTTTGAATAACTTGCAGGAAAAGAGCGTGACGCTGGCACAAGCTTCCGGCATGAGCATCGACGCTGCCGCAACATCCCTTGCCGGAACTATCAACCAATTCGGACTGACGGCAAATGAGGCGGAACGGGTTATCAATGTGTTGGCGGCAGGAAGCAAATACGGAGCGGCCGAAATAGAAGAACTCTCTCAAAGTTTTAAGGTTGTAGGTTCCGCGGCTTCTGCCATGGGCTTGACTGTAGAGCAGAGTGCAGGGGCGCTTGAAGTGCTGTCCAAAGCCAACTTAAAAGGAAGTGAAGCCGGAACCGCTCTCCGCAATATCATCCTGAAACTAAATACTGAATTGGGGGTTGACCTGAGCCGTACTTCTTTATCCACAGCGCTGGACACGCTGAAACCCCGGTTAACAGACGCTGCATACTTAAGTAAACTGTTCGGGATGGAAAACATAGCCGCTGCACAGTATTTAATACAAAACTCAACGGCTATTGAGGAGATGACACGAAAGGTGACGGGTACCAGTGTGGCTCAGGAACAAGCGGCTGTACGTACAGAAACGACGGCACACAAAATGGAAATACTGCGTGCAAAAGTAGATGATATAAAAATAAGTTTTGCCAACTTATTGGGTCCGACGTCTGCTTATGCTTCTGTAATAGGTGAAAACGCAGTTGTTCTGGCTTCGTTCTATCAGTTGGGCAATGGTGTGGTATCTGTGCTTGGCAAATACAATGTTGCTGCCAAAACGGCGGTTATAGCCCAAATGAGCTTTAACGGGGTAGTGAATCTGGGTAAGCGTGCCCTCTATATATATCAAATGCAAGTGCTTACTGCACGGGCGGCAATTGTTTCTACTACCGGTGCCACTAAGCTGATGAATATAGCAATCGCAGCCAGTCCGTATGTGCTTGCCGCTGTGGCTGCCGTGGCTCTGGGAGTCGCCATCTACAAAATGGCAACACGCAGCAGTGAAGCAGAGAGGGCACAAAAACGTTTGGGTGACGCAATGGCGGATATGAACAAGGAAGTCACTGTAGAACGTTCCAGACTGGACAATTTGTTTGAACCGCTGAACCGGGCTAAGGAAGGCTCGGAGCAGTGGAACAAGGCTAAAGACAAGATTGTAGAGCAATATGGCGAATATTTGGCGAAACTGGGTATTGAAATAAAGGACGTGAACACAGCCCGTACTGCTTACGAGCAGCTTAGTCGTGCTATTCTTGATACAGCCCGCAGCCGTGCGTTGGATACCGCTACGGCAAATGCAGCGGAAACTTATGCGGATAAGGAAAGTGAGGCTTTAAAAAATATAAGAGAGAAACTTTATGCCGGTATTGGTTCCGGTGAAGGAAATATAACAGCCCGTGAGGCTGGGAAGGCATGGGGACAAATCCGCACTGCTGTTCGTTCCGGAGAAGATATTCCTGAAGAAGCACAGAATATTGTAAGAAAATTAGGTAAAAGTATGACGAATTCCGAAGGGAAAACTTTTACCACTAACGTAGCCGGAACTTATATAACAAAACAAATATCCGGTGTAAAACGTGCACGGGAAGCATACGAACAGGAAATAGATCAGGCAAGGTCCCTTTTTGGACAAACAGAAAAGATTCTTTCTTCCACTTCCGGAACTAATCCGGTGGGAAATGGAACAGGAGGAAACGCGGGAGGTGATCCGCTTGAGAAGAAGGAGCTTACCTTGGCGGATATCAAGAAGAAAATAGAAGAACTCCAGGCTGCGCAACAAACTGCGTCAGACGAGGAGGGGCGTAGCATACAGGTTCAGATCAATCAGCTGGAGACTCTTAAGAAGGTTAAAGAAAAAGCGATGGGTATCGGCGGCGGTCCGACTTTCGCGAGCGGCAGTATCGATGCAATGAAAACTGAACTGTCTAAATATGAAAAAGAATTATCCACAAAACCTGTCGGACAAGCCTCTATAGAATTGCAGGTTAAGACTGACAAGTTAAAGAGCCAAATCGAAGGCGTAAAAATCTGGATTGAAAAGGAAGCTTTTAAGAACGCTCATGGTGAGATCAATGTAGGTGTAGTTCCTGCTTCCGATGCCGGACGTGCTCTTGGGCAAATGGCAGAAGATTTTCAGAATGAAGAGAATCGTAAACATCCCAAGCAAAAACCGGAGACATTAACGCATGGCTATATCAAGAAGATGAAACTTCCTGAATTTGATATGCCTAAGCTGGAACCTAAAAAATCAGGTTTTGAACAATGGAATGATGCTGTAGACAAAGCTTATCAGAAAAATCAGGATTTAGTAGAAGGCATGAGTGGTATCGGGAGTGTGATGGGCAGTCTTGGACAGGCGGTAGGCGGGGCCGCAGGTGAATGGTTGAACTGGGGCGCAAATGTAGTGCAAGCTGTTGCTGCGGCTATTCCGCAAATTACGACTTTATTGGGATTACAGACCACACAAGTTGCAGCTAATACGGCAGTTGCAGGTTCCGGCGCCGCAGCTTCAACAGCAAGTATTCCCGTTGTTGGTCCTATTTTGGCTATTGCCGCTGTAGCTAGCGTTTTGGCAGCTCTGGCAAGTCTTCCGAAGTTCGCAAATGGTGGACTGGCTTATGGTCCTACAATGGGGCTTTTCGGAGAGTATTCCGGTGCACAAAATAATCCGGAAGTAATTGCTCCACTTAACAAACTTCGTCAACTGATCCAGCCGTCCGGCGGTATGGGTGGAATTGTAAAATTCGAAATAGACGGTAGAATACTTCGCGGTGTTTTAAATAAGGTAGACCGTTATAATCAACGTACAAGATAAGGCAATGGAAAAGCAATTAAGATATCAGGGAGAATTCTTTAGCGTGGCAGGTGTGCTGTGGCGAGTGGAAATATGGCAGGATGCAGACGTTCCTTATCCTGCTGTTGCGGAACTCCGCTTTCCATCGGAAAGTCCGTTGGTCTTTGAATGGGCGGAAACGGATAAACTTGAACCTGTGCAGGGAAGTGCCGCTACCTTGGAAATAGTCAGCAAGGTAGACCGGCAGTATAAAGACCTATATACGGTTGAAGCCGGGAGTATTCGTATGGACGCGTATCGGAATGATATTTTATATTGGAGCGGCACATTGGATACGGAAATCTACGAAGAACCATTCTCTTATGAAAATGAATATGAAGTGAAGTTAACTTTCAGTGACTTTGCTTTGCTTGACCGGATGAACTTCTCTTTGAGAGGAACACGATCAATAAGCGGTTTGCTTGACAATCTTATAACTGAAACTAAAATTAATTACCAGCGGTTTGAAAGATATATATCAACTACCTGTCGTTCGGTTTCCGGTGAGATGCTGGATGGTGTAGGTATCAGCTGTGAAAATTTCTATGATGAAGAGGGAGTGCCGTTAACTATGCGGGAAGTACTTGATGAAATACTCCGTCCATTTGCTTTGCGCCTGATCCAACGTGAAGGGAAACTGTTTATTTACGATTTGAATGCTGTTCAAACAGATTTAAAACCCGAACAAATTCGTTGGGAAAGTGATGATGCAGTATTGGGAGTCGACAAAATATATAAGAATGTGACTCTGACTTTCAGCCCTTATCCGCAAAAGAGCCTTTATTCTACTACATTGACTGAAAAGATGCTCGATGAGGGCGCAGAACGGTATTATGTGGCAAAAGATTTGAGTAGAAGTCCATTTATTGATAATAATATCGGTTTCATGATCGACCTCAAAAAAACGGCTGGGGTAAGTGAAGAACTGGAGATCAGAACAGACAAAGCCCTGCTCTTCAGAATAATTCCTGTCTTTTCAGGAGGTGAGGCTTTCGGAATAGCCTCACGTGTCCGAAATGTTTATAAAACGCCACTGACTATTGTAACAGAGACACCTATAGATACTTCGGGAAGCGATTATGGGGCACCCTGGCTTTTTAAAGTGCGACGTACTATGTCATTGCCTGAAACTCATGTTGTATTTAATTTTGCTTCTCCGGGTGTCGTTTTAGATGGAAAATCCTGTTTGACAGATATAATGCTACGATTGAAAGTCGAAGCTATGATTGACGGTAGATATAACCCATTTGAAGAAGCGTCAGCATTGAATGGGAAGAGTGCTTATGAGGAAATGCAGGATATCAAAGAGTATAATATATCATACATATTGCGAGTTATTGATACGGATGGTAATATAAAAATGCACTATGAAAACAGAGTCTATGATAAGGAGTCTGAAGAAGAAGGTTTTTTCCGGTACTATAAAGAGATTAATGGAAAATGGGTGGATGGAGATATAGCACCGGGTACTCCTAAAATGACTTCTCTAAGATACTATGACAGTGGCGGATATACCGGGTGGGGAGGGGGATGGCAGATGAATCGCGTTGGATACCTGCGTTCATATATTCCTCGTTCTGCATCAGGAGAAGGTGACCTCATACCTATTCCGATCGGATGTCAAGGATGTACGCTGGAATTGACAGTTGTGAGTTGCTTTTCACGTGTGGTTAATCCTCATAAGCATAACAGGCTTACAACTGACTCTTATACGACTCCACGATGGGTTTTATTTAAAATTCCGGAATTGACTCTGGTCAATCAATACGGTAAGGAAGTGGACGGCAATGACATTGAATATAAAACATGGCTCAATTCCTCTGCAAAAGAGGAAAAGAAGATCGAAACAATTGTGGGAACTCCACGAACTTCTACAAATTTCGGTATGGGGATGCTCATGGATGTTTCATCACGTACGACATTGACCAGTTTTACCCGTGCTGGAGTAACTGCGTCGATAGAAAAACTTTTGATTGGTACATGGTATAGTAATTATAGCAGACGTATGAATATGCTTTCCGGTACTGCGCGCCTCTTAAATAATTTTGGAATATATACAGACGTGAATGAACCCGGTACATATTTGATGGTAGGTGATGTTCAGGATGTACGTGAAGATGAAAGTAACGTGAAATTGGCTGAAATAACCCCTGATAATTTTGAAGGGATAGAATATGAATAAAGACATTACCAACAATGAAAGAAAAATATAATATTGTCATATCAGAACGTCAGGCTGTTCCACGTAGCAAACGAATGCGCGAATCTGGGCAGTCCACTTCATCCGCAGCTGTACTGGTTTCCGGTTCAAGTGGGGGAAACTCTTCCTGTGACGGACATACGCATACTAATCTCCCGGCTTTGGAACGCATTGGTTTTGATGAGAATGATGATAAATATTTGACAGTTCGTGTTGGTACTGTGGATGATGAAACAGGTGAGTTGATTGTTACTCATGAGAAAGTAAAAGCAGGTTATGCGGACAAAGCTCATGACTTGGATGAGGATAGTCCGGTAAATGAGAGATTCCTTCGTAAGGATATAGATGATGAGACAGAGTTTTTGCTCAAATTGTTGGGTGGACTAATTGTAGATAACGGGCTAGACGTAACAAAGGGCATTTCTACAGATACGTTGACTGCAACGACAGC